CCAGTCATACCAAACATAGTACTGCCAGTTGGCATACTGTTTTGTTGCTTACGAAGTTTGTCAGTGTACTTGGTTAAGTTGTTAACACGTTTAGGCATTCCTTTCCTCCAAGCATCTAACTCACCAAATGATTCTTTAAAGTCTTTAATCATTTGTATAACTTCTGGCTCTTGCTTTCCTTCAAGTGTATCGTCTAGTATCTCTTCTAGGAAGTCTTGTATGAACTCAGGTGTGTCTGAACGCTTAATGTCCATACCCATAATTTTAAGATAGCCACCTTCTGGTTGCCACCCTTCAATATCTAAACACTTGATTGCATACCGCTTCTTAGTAATAAAGATACCTGACTTACCAACTACCTCTCTACCTGCTTTAATAACGCTACCCATCTCTGTTGGACTATTAAAGTCTTGCTTCATAAAGTCTGGGAAGGTATCACTAACCTGGTCACTGATACGATCATACAAGCTGACAGCACTATCCATATCTAAATGCATATCATCAGGTAAGGCAGGCGTTGCCGTGAAGTACACTGAGTCAGTGTCTCCATAAATGATTGTGTCGCCTGTATGATCGTAACTTCCTGTGAGCAACTCATTCACTTTTGCTCCCATGTGGCGTGTGATACGCCTTCCGGTCAAAGTAGTACTCTGACCAATACGTTTATCAAAGAATCTACAGCCTGGGTTTAGGATCGCACCATACAAACTGTTCAAGTTAATCTTCTTAACTAACTGTCGCTTGTCATAGAATGCCTTCTCCGCCTCTGTAGTTGCTTCTTTCTTCTTTGCTTGTAATACTTGACGTTCAGTATACCAACGCTCTAGTAAGCCTGGTACAATGCCTAGTACGTCTGTTTTAAATATAGTTCCGTTAGCACTAATGCTCCAAGGTTGACCACTGTTGAATATTAAGTTGTACACATCACTGCCTGTTACTTCTGCAGTTGTGCCGTCTTCCATATCCAATGTCATTGTACGAGCATTGTCTTGCTCCATAACTAGTTCGTATTCGTTTGATCCGAACTTACCTAGCCAAGCATCTGCAAATGAACTCTTCTCTAATCTAATCTTTGCTTCAACTTCTTCATCAGTAAAGTCAGGACGCAACTGTCCAACGATAGTTTCGTTAGCCATATTCAATGCACGGAATACACTTGGGTACAGACTGTTAATATCCATACTGCCAATCCATTCGTGAAAGCCTTTCTTAGGTGTTGCCACAAAGGCACCAGCCGCCGCTGATCCTTTCTTACTACCACCTCGCTTTCTATCTGGCACTACCATGTCACGTCTGTGTGCTTCATTAATAATTGCTTGTTCAGTAGTTGCCACAGCACCCATTGTAGTATACAGTAGCACGGTGTTGTCATGTGCAATAGTATTAGCTAAGTCAATGAACTGTAGTTTCTTATCCATACGAGCAATAAGCATAACGTCTTGTATGTTATACTCTAAGAATCTACCAAAGTCATGATTGTATAGTCTGTCAAGCGATCCATCATAGACAACTTTCTTCTCACCTAGTTCAATCTCTCCGATAGCATCTAGCCTATAACTGTGTCGTTCCTCATAGTTGTACTTACGATATAGTTGTAAGTAGTCCAAGTGTACACGACCAATTAGGTCATAGCTCTGTCTCTCTGTACCAAAGTTCTCATACATTCTCTCCTTGGGTAACTGATTAAACAAACACATCTGCCTAGTAGCACTACGTCCTAGTATCTTAACGATCCTATTAATAGTGTAAGGGATATCATAACCCTCGCTGTTCCAACCGGACAATATGTCTGCATCATCAATCAAATGTAGGAATGTTCTAAGCATCTCTGCTTCGTCTTTAAATAGTATTACTTCTTTGTATGCACTAGCAATGTTCTCTGCCTGTTCCCATGTCAATGTCTTCGGTGGAACTGCAAGACATACCATAGTATCCATCCAGTCCATATAAAAGCCAATTGCTGTGATAGGCATGAGGGCATCTTCAGGCGTACTAAATCCGTTAACAGGATCAAAGTCTACCTCGATGTCAAAGAAACATGTATGTAGTTTAGGTGGATCAATATTGAGATAGTTCTTCTCTAGTGTTTTGTTAACAGGCTTAACATCAGTCTCATATAACTTACCAGTTGCTCTATTAATAGCAATGTTCTTCCTGAACTCTTTGAGACTTTTGCATCTAATCTCTGTGACTGGCTCATCATGAATACTACGCTTCTTGCCTTTAGGATCACTAAAATAAAAGTTGTACTCAGGCTGATGTGTGATAATCTTACGTTCGCCGTTCACTCGTTCGGCTACATAAATTTTATCTTTGGCTGTGTCGTGGAATGCATCGACGTAACTCATATTTGTTCTATCCTAGAAATTAAAGTGTTTTGCCGACAGTTTCCAGGATTGTTTCGAGTTCATCGAACTTATCTCTTTCATCTGTAAACTTAGCCTTATGAGCAACTTTAACTGCTTTCATAAGTACTCCAGCTTTAAGGTCCATTTCTTCTGCAATTGCTTTTACAGTTTCTCGTAACCCTTCGCTCAGTGCGTCTACTTCGTATAGGACTTGATCGCCCTCTTGGATAAGTTTCTTTAGTCTTGCTTGTTCTTCTGCGTTGAATGTTTTGTTAAATGCCATTTCTACCTCTTTGTTACTGTGTGTGTTGAATGTAGTAATATTTATTACTTATGCTCTTATTATACACTAAAAGCTGGTTATGTCAAGAACTATCTTTTAGATAAATACTAATAGTAGAATACATACAGTAAACAGAAGTTTTGTAGGAGAAACGAAAATGGCAGAAGATAAAGCAGAAGTAAGCATGACCCGTAAAGAGTATGATGCATTGAAGGCAAAAGCGGCAGGTGATGCTCCAGCTGGTGATGGTCCGACAGTTGATAATCGTGGATTTAAAACAGTCGAAGGAATGGAAGATATAGACACTAACGGAGATGGACATATCTCTAAAGGTGAAATGGATATGCACTTAGAATTCAAGAGAAAAGAATTAGAAGATGCAGATGCAATGAGAGATGCTCAACGTAAGATGGCTTGGTTCTCATTATTTGGCATGTTACTATACCCATTCGCAGTAGTTTTTGCCAGCTTGGCAGGACTAAGTGAAGCCCAGTCAACACTAGGATCAATGGCACCAACATACTTTGTTGCAGTTGCCGGTATTGTTGCCGCATTCTTTGGTGCTCAGGCGTTTAGCAAAGGTAAATAATCATAATGGCATTTATAAAACACTTTACAAGAATGATTACTCGAGAAGAGTTATCCGACGAAGACGTTATCGAATACTTTGATATCGTGCAGAGTGTTGTTGCCACCAAATTATTAACTGCGTATGACCAAGAGAAAGAACAAGTAGGCATTGAAGTTATATCATACACAGACGAAGACAAGGAAGGAGAGTTATTCATATACGAAATAGTATTAGATGAAATGATCCTCCCTACAGAAGGTGATGAGATTAGTACTATCTTATTTGAAGAGTTTGAAGACATCACCTTTAGCTTCGAAGCCAGCATAGAGATTTAACATTGGCTAAAGACAAGCACGGAATTCCGTTTCACCCTGCGGAGTACGATCCAGACTATCCCAGAATAAAATGTATAGAATGTGGACTAATGAATAGTTGCACACATTTACCTATGGATGCTGAACCTTGGTACCCTAGGCTACCTATCTTACTTGAAGGTGGTAGTGTTCAAAGCATAGGAGAGATACAATTTCATCCTTACACAATACATTCGCTAAATGCAATAGCTAAATCTAAAATATCTCAAAGCAAGATAGTTATAGAAAACTTTATTGCTCCAGCACTATTAGAAAGTCTTAATGCTAACTGGCCCACAGAGTTTTTACCGCCAGAAGTTAAAGGAAGACTACAAGCAAACATAGACTGCAATCCTGCATTCCAGGAGCTACATGACTTAGTATTCAATCATGAGTACATTAGAATGGCTATAGCAGATAAGTTTTCAATACATCAAGAGCATGATTGCAATGTTTGGCTGTGGCAAGATACTAATCAATTCACAGTTAATGATGTACATGTTGATAGCGATGAGTTTGGTATTACATTTGGCATGTACTTGCCAGGAGAGGATCGAGTAACAGAGTTTGGTACACAGTTTTGGCAACCAAACGTATTTGAAACTGACTTAACTACAAGTTTAATAAGAGAGAACTGCACACTCATAGACCAACTACCATTCACTAATGGTACAGCATACTTTATACCTAGATCTGCAAAAGCATGGCATAGCAGTCCTATAATTAATAAAGACATCAGGAGGAAGCATGTATACGGATTTTATTCAGAATCTAAATAATACAATATATAAAGTAGAGCAGTCCGAACTACTTACAGCACCCTGGCCCCATATGTTTGTTGCCGAACCTATCAACCAAAACTATCGCACGTTTCTAGAGTATGCAGATTCTGTTAATATAGTGCATGAACATGATGTTTACGGTT